ACAAGTGTTAATTAAAGATATGGTTGAAAAATTACCATTAACAGTTGATGCAATGAATAATATGAAAAACACTCAGTTAGAAGAGCAAAAAATTTTAGATTTAGCTCAAGAGTTACTTGATATTAGAGTTGAAGGAACTAAAAATATTTACCCAATTGAAGCTATTAAAGAAGTTGCTTTTGCACAACGTAAAGAAGACACAAATGATGATTTATGGACGGTATTTAATAGAATCCAGGAAAACATTATTGAAGGTAATTTTGAGTACAAAACACCAAGTGGTAAATTACGTCAAGCTAGAATTATTAAAAATTTCAAGCAAGATATGGATGTAAATAAAAAAATGTTTAGTAAAGCAATTGAGTATGCGGCCTAAAAAGAATGTATGGGTTAATGGAACGTTTGATGTGCTCCACATGGGGCACATTAAGCTACTCGAAAGAGCTTCTTTTGAAGCAGGCGGTGGGTTAGTAGCAGTAGGAATTGACACAGATAGAAGAGTTAAAGAATTGAAAGGAGATAGTAGGCCAGTAAATGATGAGTGGAGTAGGTCAGACTTTCTTGGTGCAATAAAATACGTGGATTGTGTTTACCATTTTGATACGGATGAAGATTTAAGAAATTGCATTAAAAACTTCGAACCCGACTTAATGGTAATAGGAGAAGATTATAAAGACAAACCAATAATTGGTAGTGAGTATATTAATGAGATTATATATGTAGAGAGATATAAGGGACTAAGTTCTTCAAATATTATAAACGGAACCTACAACTAACATATATTTATAAACAAAATCATACTATGGCCCTATCATTTAATTCAGGCTCACTCAACGGTTCGGGTAGTTTGGTAACACAACAGCTCACGTCAGGAACGCCTTATACATTTACGATAAAAAATAACGGCGTGGCTACAAATAATAGCTACCTAACATTAGAAGGCAATGCTAGTGCTAACACAAACCTTTCAACAACTGTTACTGTAACGGGATCCCTAACTGAATTTGCTGGTAATATGGCCCTAGCTTCTGGTTCTGAAAAAATAGTTGAATCATCAACTAAATGGTCTATTAATTTACCTTACTTTTCTCTTACTAGTGGTACTGGAACATTTAAATTCACACCTTCCACTACTATATCTGCTAATACAACTTATCTAAAATCAACCGGTAATTATACTGTAGATATTGCTCCATAAAGTATATACGTATTTAAATATAAATGTATGTAGAAGGGAGAACTTTCGAGAGAAGCTTGGCTTTCTGAATTATCTTTCGTATATTATGTATAATAACAAAAATTAAGGTTACATGCAAAGAATAACAATTGAAAAATCAAACGAATTTTTTCCTGCTAAAAGTTCTCGAGATGCCTCTTATTTTACTTTAACCCCTTCTCCTAGAGGTGAGGGTTGGGAAAATGTAAATTATTTTACAAATCGTAGAAAACTTTCTTACACAAATAGAAATGATGATCATAACTCATGGGTTTATGTTTTATCAAATCCTGCTCAACCCGGTATATTAAAAATAGGTTATACTAATAGTACCCCCGAAGAAAGAGCAAGACAATTATCAAATGCAACCGGTGTTGCTTTACCTTATGAAGTTGAATTTGCTTATAGTTGTTGGAATGGTAATGATTTAGAAAAAGATGTTCATGAAAGATTAGATGAATATCGTTTAAGCAACCAACGTGAATTTTTTCAAGTTGACTTAGAAGAAGCTAAGGAAATTATTGAAGAAATAGGGGAATCTTATGTGTAAAAATTTGTTTTCCCAGGAAACCTTTCGTATATTTACCTCATATTAACAATAAAAAAATAAAGGTTATGACAGAATTACAAAATTTTATAGATAATATGCGTGCTACAAGTAGTAGTACAGAAAAAGTCCAAATAATAAAGGATGCAGATCCATTTATTCATAAGGTATTAGAATATACTTATAATCCCTTTAAACAATACTATGTTACAAGTAAAACATGTATTAAAAATCAAGATAAAATTAATCTTATTAGTCATCACACTTTATTTAGTGTATTAGATATGTTAAATACTAGAGTAGTTACAGGTCATGATGCTATTGCTTTAGTAAATGGATTCGCTTATAGTAATAGTGATGGGGAATTAATTTATAAAATTATTGATAAAAATCTAGATATTAGAGCTGGAGATAAAGTTATTAATAAAGCAGTACCAAATTTAGTTCCTACTTTCTCCGTTGCATTAGCTCAAGAATATAAAGGTAAATGTGATTGGGATGATAGATGGTATGCTTCAAGAAAATTAGATGGAGTTAGATGTTTAGCTGTGGTAGATCAAAATGGAGATTGTACATTATATTCTAGAATGGGTAAAGAATTAACTACACTAAATAGAGTAAAGGAAGCTATTGAAAATACAGGTATTATTAACCATGTATTTGATGGTGAGATTTGTTTATTAGATGAAAATGGGAATGAAGATTTTCAAGGTGTAATGAAAGAACTTAGACGTAAAGATCACCAAATTGAGAATCCTAGATTTATGATATTTGACATGATACATAAATCAGAATTTGATGCTGGTAAAGGTAATACACCATTAACTGAAAGGTTACGTGCTTTAAGAGCTTGGCAAGGTGGTAGATTTACATGTACTCAAACATTACAATATGTAGATCAAGTTCAAATAAATGATAATGACCATTTTGAAACATGGAATAAAATATCAGCTGAAAAAGGTTGGGAAGGATTTATGTTACGTAAAAATGTAGGTTATGAGGGTAAACGTAGTAAAAACTTAGTTAAAGTAAAAAAATTCCATGATGCTGAATATGAAGTATTAGATTTTGATATTGATAATCATGAAATAGTAGTTAATGGTAGATCAGAAACAGTACCTATGTTATCACAAGTTTGGATTGAACATAAAGGTCATAGAGTTAAAGTTGGTAGTGGTTGGACTCAAGAACAACGTTTACAATATATGGATGGTTCTATTGTAGGTAAAATTATTACAGTTCAATATTTTGAAGAAACTAAAAATGATAAAGGTGGAATTAGTTTAAGATTCCCTACTGTTAAGGTAATACACGGAGATAAAAGAGAAGTATAATTATAATAAAAATAAAATGGCTAAAAAAGAAAATAATGACACATTAGTTACTTTTGGTTCAGAAGCTTTAACTATGCGTAAAGATGATCCTAGAACTCAAGAATATAAAGAAAAAATGTTAAAACAAATGGAGGAAAATAGAGAAAAATATGAAGAAGCTCAAGCAAATCCATTTACAGGAGTAGATCTAAGTAATAAACGTAGTAAAGACGAAACATTTGAAGAATATAAAACAAGACAAAAATTAAATGCCTTACTACAAAAACAATATAGACAACAAGGTAGAGAAAAGTTTCTACAAATGTATCCTTGGGGAGTAAAATATGCTATAGATAGAGCTAAAGAAACTATGCTACAAAATGCTAAAGATAAATTAAAAATTGGTAAAGCAGAGTATGTAGATAAAGATGGTAATAAACAAGAAATTAAATTAGATAATAATGAGCAAAAATAAATGGAAAAAAAGCCCGGATCCTGTTACTATGGAAGAAATAAATAAATTACATGATGAATGGTGGGAAAGTCTAACAGATGAAGATAAAGAAAAACTATATAATGAAATAAGGGAATCCGAAATTGATTATTATAGTGATAAGACGGATAAAGAATAATTAATAAGGGGGATTAGCTCAGCTGGCTAGAGCGCTACACTTGCACTGTAGAGGTCATCGGTTCGACTCCGATATCCTCCACTAACTTATACCTAAATATATTAAAAATGAAGTTAAAGAATATGTATAATAAAATGATTGATTTAACTAATATATTTGGTTTATTCATCCCAGGAGAACAACTTGATGGGACTAATACTGCTAAAACATTTAATGAATTAAAGGAAAAACCTATATTTCATGTGGGAATGTATAAAAAGTTAATATTAAATCATTTAAATTTTAACATAAAAGTTCTTAAGTTTTTTAAAGAAAGCAATAAAGATTTTGATGTAGATGATATTAAAGAAGCAGGAGAATTTGTTGTATTCAATAGAGCTTGGTCTTATATATCTGAAGTAGATTTAGATAATCAAGGTTATATAGACGCCATCAAACATTATTCTGACAATGAATTTATTGATACTCTTGATAAAGGGATTGAATTTTTTATTCAAGATGAATTATATGAAAGATGTGCATTACTATTAAAAATTAAAGAAAAATCAATAGAACTTCAAAAATAACTAGGAATCACAAAGTCCTTTTATTAAATTCAATATACAGGGATTTAAAGAAATAAGAAAATAAAGGATATAGGATAAGGGGGATAAAAACCTCATTAACATTAATTAAATAAATATAATATGGCATTACGCAACCCAGAAACAATTGTCAGACTTACTAATAAGATCCAGGGCAATTTAACTAATCTAAAAATGATGGTAAAAACCCAACAACCAGTTGAGGATTTTATCAAAAGAATCGAAAATACAGAATCAGTATTAAGAGATTTAGAAACACAGTTAGAAAGAGAACACTCAGCATTAAGAAACGGATAATAAATAAATAAAAGTTATGAGCATACCAGCAGAAAAAATATCCCAAAATTGGGAAATATTTACAGGATATATTGGTAAATACATTAAAGGAGAAAGAAAAAAATTATTATTTAAATTTTATGAAAAGCATCAAGACGAATTAGTTCTTATGCCTGCTTCACATAAAAAAGCGTATCATAATGCTTTTCCAGGAGGATATATTGATCATGTTAATCGTGTAGTAGAATGTGCTTTAGAATTACATAATATATGGAGTAAAATGGGAGCAGACACTACTACATACACTGTAGAAGAATTAATATTTGCTGCTATTAATCATGATTTAGGTAAAATGGGTGATGGTGAGGAATATGCTCACATACCATCTAAAGACGAATGGAGGAAAAAAAATATGGGTGAAATGTACCAATTTAATAAAAAGATCCCATACATGTCAGTACCAGATAGATCTATTTTCTTATTAACACAAGCAGGAATTAAATTATCTTATAATGAACACCTAGCGATTAAATTACATGATGGTTTATATGACCCAGCAAATGAGTCGTATTTTAAGAGTTTTATGGTTGAAACAAAACCAAGAACTTCATTAATATACATTATACACCATGCTGACATGATGGCATCAAGAATTGAATTTGAAAAAGAATGGCTGCACACATTTAAAAATAGCGTGGATGAACCAAAAAAGAATTATACCTTAAGTTCAAATAAAAAATCTAGTACTAAGTCCAAAGCCTTAAATACTATAAAAAGTGAAGGACTTAAAAACTTATTTGATAAATTATGATAATAGCAATAGTAATACTATCAATAATAGTCGTAGTCCTAGGATTTACGACTATTAATCTACTACGCAAAAACGAAAAACAAGAAGATATTCTACTAGGGTATCTTAAATATTTAGATAATATATCTAGAGTAATTGAGGTTTCAGATGAAAAAATTAAAAAATTAGACATTAAGGGTTCGTTTGAAAGTGATGATGAAATAGGATTTTTCTTTAAAACAATTAAACAAATACAAGATATTCTTAATGATTTTAATATAAAAAAAATCTAAGAATAAATGGATTACATAATTGAGAAAAATAAAAGGGAAAGAAAAGGGAGAGTATATTTTTCAAAAGAAACAGAAGCTGCTATAGTTAAGTATAATAGCTTAGATCCAAAATTAGATTCAGAAGAAAGAAGTGAAATATACCAAAATTATATTCACTATCCTTTTTATAAACTTACTCAAAACATAATTCATACATTTAAGTTTTATTATACTGAAGTAGAAAATTTAGAAGATCTACAACATGAGTTGATGGTATTTTTACTATCTAAAATTCATCTATTCAAACCAGAAAAGGGAGCTAAGGCCTATTCCTATTTTGGAACTATAGTTAAAAGATGGTTAATAGTGTATAATACTAAAAATTATGGTAAAAAAATAAAAAATATTCAAATAACCGATTTAGCAAATTACTCAAATTTAGATTCTTCGGAACCGGGGTTTATTTCATCTCAAAAAATGGAAGATAATATTGAAAAAGTAACACAGGGAGAATTTGAAGGGGATGAAATGTCTAATAAGGGGTATAAATATGAAGATAAACTTTATATCTTTATAGATCAATATGTAGATTATTGTACTGAAAGAATATATGAATTATTTCCCAAGGGAAATGATGCTCAAATAGCTGACGCTATATTAGAATTATTTAGAAAAAGAGATAAAATAGATGTATTTAACAAAAAAGCACTTTATATCTATATTAGAGAAATGATTGATGTAAAAACACCTAAAATAACTAAAATATCAAACGTTTTACATAAAATATTTAAAGAAAAATATATGTTTTATTTGGAACATGGATATTTTCCGGGCTCAAAGGGTTAATTCAATTATATTTATAATCAAAAATTATGAGCCAACTAGATTCAATTGTGTTTGGGGACAAAAAATTTTCTGATATTCTAGAAGAAATTTATTTAAACCAAAAGAAAAAATCAGAACAAGTAACAGCTTTAATTTCGGAATTAAAACCTTTAGTACAAGAAATAGGAGATGCTACTCTTATAGTACCTCTTATTAAGGAATACATGGAAATAGGAGTAAAAAATGATGATGCCTTAATTAAAATGGCTACTATTATTCAAAGAGTAGTTAATAATAGTGCTGGAGAAGATGCTTTAGGTATTACCGAAGCCGAAAAAGAAGAATTACTTGCTGAAATGGAAAAAATACAAAATAAAAAAGAAGACTAATGTTAAAATCTCCCACAGGATTAACATCTATAACCCCTCAAGCGGGTGTTAATGTAGCCCAGTCTAATATTTTTGCGGCTAGGGTAATTCATCCTATACTTGATGATACAACAGAAACAGAAGTTTTTAATAAATATGGAGATTGGAGTTCTATAGGATGTATCTTTTTTGATAGAATAAATGAACCAAACCCAAATCCAAGTTTTGAGACAGATAATTTTGCACGGCCCTTATTTCCTAGTGTGTCAGCTATACCTTTAAAAAATGAAATTGTTTATGTTATGACTATGCCTAATAGTAATATACAGGCAGATGTAAATGAGGTAACATATTATTATTTTCAATCTGTAAATATTTGGAGCAGTACACATCATAATGCTATACCTAACCCTATAAATAACCCAGATACAGTACCAGAATCACAACAACAAGATTATCAACAAACTTCAACAGGGAATGTTAGAAGAGTAACTGATGGTGGTACTGAAATTGAGTTAGGAGACACATTTCAAGAAAAATTAGATATAAGAAATTTAGTACCCTATGAAGGTGATTACATCTATCAAGGTAGATGGGGTAATACTATTAGATTAGGATCAACAGTATTAAATGCACCTATACCTAATACATGGTCTAAAACTGGAGAAGACGGGGATCCAATTATGATTTTAAAAAATGGACAACATGATGAATCTACAGAACCTTGGGTGCCTCAAGTTGAAGATATAAATACAGATTTATCAAGCATTTACTTAACTTCAACACAAGCTTTACCTATTGAAGTGGCTAGTAAAAGTTATAATTCATATTTTAGTTCCCCCGTTTCAACCAATGAATTTGATAGTGAACAAGTAGTTATTAATTCTGGCAGAATATTATTTAATGCTAAAAATGATAATATTTTATTAAGTTCCTTTGATACTATTAATTTAAATTCTTTAAATAGTGTAAATATAGATACTCCTAAAACAGTTATACAATCAAAAGAAATATATTTAGGAGATAAATATGCAACAGAACCTATTATTTTAGGAGATACATTTTTAAATGATTTTGAAGATTTATTAAAAACAATAAAATCTATGGCTCAAGCATGTACTGTACCTATGTCCGAATTTCCTCCTAAAAAACCAAATTCTAAATTAATTCCTAAATCAGCAAAAGTAGTTATTCAAGCAAATAAAATGGTTAACAGCATAAGAAAATATAAATCTGTAGTAAGTAAAAGTAAATAATGAGTGTAGCAAAATTAATAGGTAAACAAATTTTTGGTATGGTTAAAGACTCTGGTAGAGTACAGTCTTCTGTTATTGAAATGAAAGATAAAATAATAAAAGAATCTTTAAATACCCTTAAAAAATCAGGTATTGATCCTGCTGCCTTGCCTTTTGACCCATTAGCAGTGTTAAATGGTACAATTGATCCTGCTAGTATAACTGTACCTGAAGTAGTTTGTAGTGTTCCACCTATTCCACCAAATAGACGAGATGCAGCTTTAGGTGCAATTGATAATACAAAATCAAATCTAACAGGTATTATTGAAAACTCAAATAAACTAAAATCAGCTTTAGTAGACTTACAATCACCCCTACAACAAATATCAGCTACAGGTCAATCCTTAGAAGGAGTAGTAGACTCGGTTAGTAATGCAATAAAAGTAATTAAAGCAATTCCGATACCAACAGCTTTTGGAGCACCTGCAGTAGCTTTACCTGTAAAAGTATTAACAATTTTATCTAGTTCTTTGATTAGATTAGATAAAATAGTTGAAACTGGTAAGGGTACAATTAGTTTTATAGGACCCATGGTAAAAGAGGTATCTGGTACATTAAATCAAACAATTCAAGCCGTAGGATCTTTAGAATCTGCTATAGGGCCTGCATTATCAATGTTAACATTGGTACAATCAACTTTAGAATTAGGTCCTTTATGTCCCGATGTAACACAAGATGATATTAATGAAATAAATGATCAAGTAGCCGGAGAGTTAAATGCAGCTCTACTATCATCAGGAGATAATTCACTTGAATTAATTAATATAGAGGATGAGGAAGCATTAATAGCAAGTTTTCCATTCTTTTATAAAGGTTTTTTACTAGAATTAGTAAATAATCCTAATAATGAATTTCCTTTTCCTTCAAGAAAAATAAGGGCAACAAGAGATTTTACATCAGATCCAGAAGTTAATGAAGGTAGCATCTTTGTAAGAGGAAAATTTAATGAACCTGTAGGTGAAATAATATTATATAATGATCCTGGAGGTCAAGCTAGATATTCTTTTTCAACTTCTGTTAGTATATTAGTAAAAGAAATGAAATTTAAATTAGATAATTATCTAAAAGGTATAAATTTACTTGCTTTACCAACAGTAACGGATTCATCTGAAGTAAGAGGAAAACCAGAATCTGGAACACAGGAATATTTTAATACAAGACCAAACCCACAAATAGCACCTCCTGGAGCTTTTGGTACAGTAGATGTAGATTTAGTAGGAGGAAGCGATGATCCACCAAGTCCGACTGGTAGCCAAGATCCACCTTTACCACCTGCTTTTTATTTTTCATCACCAACCCCAATTACAACAGTAAACCCTAATAGACTAATAGCATCAGGATCATTTGTAGTTAGTAGACCTGTTAAAATAAGAATGGAAACATATGGAGGTAGCTTCCCTCTAGATGGAAATTCAAGGGCATTTTTAAGAATATACAAACAAGGTGTTCCTGGGTATAGTTTCTTTATGGAAGAACAAATAGCAGATGATGGTGAGTTTATAACAACCCAAAATAACCCTCAAGGATATTACGCAAGTACAATAGGACCAAAACCAGAATATTGGCCTATAAACCCAACATTTGCAAATGGAACCGTAGCTAGCAATTTAGGAATATTCCAATACGAATTAGAATTAATTAGTTATGATGGTAATTTTGATGGCAGCTCAGGAAACTATTCGAAATTTGAAATAGAAGCACAATAAAAACTTAATAATTTAATATTTATAAATAAAATGAAGACATCAGCATTAAAAACAATAATAAAAGAAGCCGTAAAAGAGGCAATTCAAGAAGAATTGAAGGAAATTTTATTGGAAGCTGTTAAAACTCCAAAAGTTATAACTCAACCAACTTATACTCCTCCAATAGTAGAAAGTGCTACTCCAAAAGCTCCACAAACGCCTACTATGACTGCAGAAGCTAAAAGAGCAGCATATGAAAATATATTAGGTGATACAGCAGCTAGCTTTAATAGTAGTAATGCCCAAACATTTGTACCTCAAGCAGGTATGGATACAGCTAATGGTACTTTACCCCCAGGAGAAGTTGACATGAGTCAAATAACAAGTTTAATGTCTCGTAAATAAAAATAATGGCAAGGTTAATACAAAGTAAAAATCCTATAGATCTCCAACCTAGTAGAGCAGTTGGATTTGGTTTCCCACTAGATGGGGATGCTGTATTTATACCTACGTTTACAACCAGGGAGCAAACAAAAGCAAATCTGTTAAATTATTTGCTAACAAATAAGGGAGAAAGAGTATTTAGACCTAATTTTGGGGCTAATTTAAGGAATTTATTATTTGAAAATATAGTAGATTCTACAATGGAAGATTTAGAAACAAAAATACAATCAGACATTGCTATATTGTTTCCAAATGTAGTTGTACAACAATTACAATTTAATAATGACCCCGATAGGAATGAAGTTAATTTTACTCTTACATATGAAATTATAAATTTAGGAGTAACAGATAATTTAAATATATTAATACAATAATGGCTAAATTAGAAAGAGACATAAGATATATTGATAGGGATTTTAATACACTTAGAAATTCCCTTATACAATATTCTAAAACGTATTTTCCTAATACGTTTAACGATTTTACTGAAACATCAACTGGTATGTTATTTATGGAAATGGCAGCTTATGTAGGTGATGTTTTATCTTTTTATTTAGATAATCAAATCCAAGAAACTTTTATACAAAAAGCTAGACAAACTACAAATTTATATGCTTTAGCCTATTCCTTAGGTTATGTTCCAAAAGTAACAACAGTAGCAACGGTAGATATTGATTTTTTTCAACAAGTACCAGCTATATTAAGTGGTAGTGTTTATGTACCTGATTTTGATTATTCCTTAATAATACCAGAAAATACACAAATAACTTCAAACACAAATAGTACTCAAAAATTTATAATAGAAGATGCTATCGACTTTTCAGCTTCTAGTTCTTTAGACCCAACAACAGTGTCTGTATATCAAATATCAGGAATTAATCCAACATTTTATTTATTAAAAAAGACAAGAAAAGCTATATCAGCTACTGTTAATACAGAAAGTTTTACATTTACTAATGCAATAAAATTTGATACAAGAACAATTAGAGCAGCTAATATAGTAGGTGTTTTAGATTGTGTTGATACTAATGGTAATGAATGGTATGAAGTTCCTAATTTAGCACAAGAAAATATATTTAATTCAATTAGAAATACTAATGTAAATGATCCCAATTACAGTATAGATACTGAAGTACCTTATATTTTAGAATTAAAAACAGTACAAAGAAGATTTGCAACTCGTTTTTTAGACTCAGGCTCTTTACAATTACAATTTGGGGCTGGTAGTACTCAATCTACAACAGAAGAAATTATTCCTAACCCAGATAATGTAGGTTTAGGTTTACCGTTTGAAAAAACAAAATTAACTACAGCATTTTCACCTGTTAACTTTGTATTCACAAACACTTATGGAATAGCTCCATTTAATACAACATTATCAGTAAGATATTTAACTGGTGGGGGAGCAGCAGCTAATGTAGAAGCAGGCTCATTAACCCAAATTGATGATACTAATATTAAATTTATAAATCCTAATTTATCAAATACTTCTTTAGCTAATCAAATATTTAATTCTGTAGCTACTAATAATGAATTAGCAGCTGATGGGGGAATGGATGGAGATACTGTTGAAGAAATTAGACAAAATGCTTTAGGTAATTTTCAAAACCAATTAAGAACTGTAACAACACAAGATTATTTAGTTAGAGCTTTATCAATGCCTGCTAATCTGGGTGTTATAGCTAAAGCACACGCTGAACCTCAAAAAATAGGAGATTATCAAGCAGGTGAGTTACCAACTGTATTATGTTTATATATTTTATCTTATGATATAAATAAAAAATTAAGAACAGCATCTTCATTATTAAAAAGAAATTTACAAACTTATTTATCAGAATTCAGAATGATAAATGATTCTATTCTTATAAAGGATGCTTACATAATTAATATTGGGGTCAATTTTGATATTATAGTAGCTCCTAATTTTAATAATAGTGAAACTATTACTAAATGTATAGATTCCATAACTGATTATTTTGATATAAGTAAATGGCAAATAAATCAACCCATTTTAATAAAAGATTTATTTATTTTACTAGATAAGGTACAAGGAGTTCAAACAGTACAAAATGTTGAAATAGTTAATTTAGCTGGTACTAGTTTAGGATATAGTGATTTTTCATATGATGTAAGTGGAGCTGAAGTAGATAACGTAATTTATCCATCTATTGACCCAATGATATTTGAATTAAAAAACCCAAATCAGGATATAAAAGGTAGAGTAGTACCATTATAATAAAAAGAAATTATGGCAATATATAAAATTTTTCCTTCAAAAGATTCTTCACTTTATACTATATCTCAAAGTATGAATACTGGATTAGATGAAATTTTAGAGGCATCTACTGCTATACAAGATACTAAACCTCAAGTTAGTAGATATTTAATGCAATTTTCTCAAACCGAAATTAATAATTTTGTAACAACATATATCTCGGGATCAGGAGTTACAGTATTAAATACTAATCTAGGAGAATCAGATTTTTTATTTGACCAAACAATGGCAGCTGGACCTAATTATCCTACATCTTCTGATGGTGTAGGTAATATTGAAATTGATTTAATACCTTCATCTTCAACAGGTACGGGTAGAGGTCAAAAATTTGAAATAGGATTAAATGGGTCTTATTTTATACCAAATAGAGACATAGTTGATGATTTAGTAATTACTCCTACATTTACAGCAAATAATGGTACTTATGGCCCTTTTATTGTATCAACTGATGATGTAGAAAATACTGTTACTACATCTTCTTTAAGTGCCTCAATAAATTTAGTAGTTAAGGATAATAAAGTAATATCAGCACCTATAGTAAATAATGGATCTGCATCATATGTAAGCCAAGGTTATTTTTCATATTTAAGTAATAAAGATCTTTATTTAACACCTGCAGCAATTGACTCAACAGTAGGAGCAGGTGTATTTACATTTGATCAAGCATATCCTAATAATACTTTTTATTTTCAAATTGGAGCTGATGATTTAGTAACAACTGTTGATGTTATAAGAGCAATACAACCCTATGGTATTGGTTATAATGCAGGAGATACATTAGTATTTAAATCGGAATCATTTGGAGAACACCCACTTTCAGATAATATAACAATAACCTTATCATCTCCTGCAGTTTCATCATCTAATTGGCATGATAGAGAAGCACAATATGAATTATTAAATTCTGCAGCAGTAGTTACAGGTTTAGGAATGGATCAGCGCTTAAAAGTATATGCAGTCTCAGGTAGCTGGAATATGGGAACAGGTAAATTTGCCAACAACCCAGTTACAACAGATGGTTGTAGTTGGATATTTAGAAATTATTCTGGATCAGCTGCTGATGGAGCTGTAACATGGCAAACCACAGGAACTTTTGGAGATTTTGCTACTGCTTCCTTTTCATCATCAGATGACGCTGGGGGAGGAAATTGGTATACAGGGTCAGCTTTAGGATTAGATATAGAACTTGGAAAAACATTTTCATATGGTAATGATGTAGATTTTAAAGTTGATATAACTAATATAGTAAAAAACTGGTACACAGCTTCATTAGTTGATGCTGCTAAAGGTTTCCCTAATGATGGGTTAATAGTTAAACAATCAAGTTCTAAAGAATTTGTAAATAATCTAAATACAACTGCTACATTCAGGTATTTTTCAATTGATACAAATACAATTTATCCTCCACTATTAAATATGAAGTGGAATGATTATTATTTTGACACTGGATCTTCAAATAATAAAATATTAGGTTCACAAGAATCATTTATGTCAGTATATAATAATGATGGTACTTATTATTCTGGAAGTGTAGCTAGATTTAGAATTGCAGCTATACCAAAATACCCAGATGTAGTATTCCAAACAGCTTCTTTGTATACAACAAATTTTTATTTACCAGAAAACTCATCTTCATATGCAATAAAAGATACTGATACAAATGAGTTTGTAATTGAATTTGATGACACATATACTCAAATTAGTGCTGATTCAACATCTAGTTATTTTGATGTGTATATGAATGGTTTAGAACCAGAAAGATTTTATACTATACTAATTAAAACAAAATTAGATGGTACTACTCAAATATTTGATGAAGATATAATGTTTAAAGTAATAAATGGATAATGGCATACGGAGTAAGCACAAATACTAAATCAACCCCATCAGTATCAAAGGCTATTACTAAACCTTTGAGTGCTACTACTAAACCCCAGTCTAGCTTATTAAGTGACTTACAATCACGACTTAAACCTCAAAATATAATATCTCTTACTAAAGAAGGGTTTAAACTACCAGCTACTAATTTTAGAGGTACCCAAAATGATGAAACTTTAGTATTAAATAGAGATGTTTTTGATAAAGTAGCCTTTAATAATACTATTGATACTAATTTTTCAGAATTAGATCAATTACCCCCTGATTTAAGCTTTTTTGATCCTAACTTGGCTACTGTAGGAGACTTTTTTACTATATATCAAAATCTATTTTTTCAAATACCAAAATATGGAGAAACTAATTCTCATGAATTTTTAGTACTTGAAAGTACAGAGTATTCTAAAGTTATAGAAAATCAAGAACAAATAGATGCTTTATTAGAAGAAATAGTAGAATTAAGAGAAGAAAATTTGCAATTACAATTAGATATAAATGAATTATTAGGGGTTAAAACAACATTAGATCAAGCAATTAGACAATCAGGTGAAGGGGCTAATTTAGAAGATTTATTAGAACAAGAAGCCAATTTAGGAGCAGAACAATCCAATTCAAGTAGTGATTTAGTAGGCTCAGGTTTAGGAATTGATAGTGCAGGAAATACACTTCCATCTCAAGGTGGTGGAAGCGGTGGAAGCGGTGGAGGCGGCGGAGGCGGCATCCCAGGAGTAACTTTTGGTTTTACTAATGCTTTCCAACAAGGAACAGGAGGAGATCCATTACCAGGAGGATCTGGTTTAGGAGGAACTGATAATAGTGGAGTTATTAACCCAGGAACACCTAAATATTAAAGTAAATTATGATATCAATATCATCATCTATATCACAAATTGAACCATCAGAATTAACTGCTGATGGATTTGAATTACAAGATCAAAAAGTAATTCCTATGGAACAATTTTCTGGGTCTTTTACTCAGGATTTAAATAACATAGAGTTTTATATATATGATGCTAATAAAGTAGTTCAATATTCTGATTATAATTTTTCCAATTATTCTATAATATCAAATAACACACCAGGAGCATCCCCAGCTGGTAAAGTATCAGAACCACGTACTACTAATACTAATTTATATGAAAGAGTAAATTCGTATGAGTCTGAAAAAAACGACCCTACTCAATTTCAAACAACAACAGATACAATATCTTTATCCCCAGAAGAAGATATATATAATGCAGGCTATACACAAGGTATTTTATATGGTGTTTATAATTTTGTTAATTATGAATTAAGTTCTTCTATAGATAATCCTTTTTATCTATCAGAAATTTCACCTAGTAGAACAGAAATTAGATTAAAATCAAATTTCCAAACAAATAATGAAATAAGAAGTGGTTACTTATCATTAGCTAGAAAATTAGAACAAGCAGAATTTTTCGATGAGTTTTATGTTTCATTTGGAGAAAATGAATATCATATAGGAGTTAATGTTTTATTATCAATACCACCCCAAGATAGTGAAGATCAACAAAATTCTATTTTAATAAAATTATTCGATCCATTACCTTTAAAATATCAATTATTAGATGAATTATATATAGCTACTAAAACCGCAGAAAGTAAAGCATATAAAGTAGATTTTATAGAAGATTTAGGTAATATAGATGATTTAATACAATTAAGAGGACCAAATACTAACCTTAAAATAAAGGATTTTATAAATAATTCAACTACTTATAAAAATAAAGATGAATTATTAAATACACAATCCTCTAGCTCAAAAGATCAGGTATTAAATAAATTAAAACGTGATGGTATTACTTTAACACCTAATTATTCTACAGGTTCATTTGATGAATTTGTTAACTTTTCATCAGCAAAATCTAGAGTACAAAATTTCTACGAAAAAGTAAGTAATATACAAGCTTTTGAGGCAGATATAACTGCATTAAGTGTAACAACAGGTTCAAATTCTAATGTAACTCAAATATCATCTAGTATAGCTTCTTTATATACAAAAATAGAAAATGAAATAGCTAATTTTGATGGATTTGAATATTACCAATATTATAATACAGGATCAGATACATATCCTAAAACAGGATCTAAATTTCCCCTTGAATTATTATCTACTAGTTCTGTAGAAGCATTAACTTGGTTAGGTAGTGATGTAGAAAATAGTCAATATTATGGTGGAGCTTTACTAACAGCCTCTTTATATGATTTTGATAATCAAAATTGGTTATATTTTACAGTCCCTGAATTTATCAGAGAAAATGGGGATAATGACAGATATATAGATTTCATAAATATGGCTGGTCAATCATTTGATGAATTGTGGTTGTATACAAAAGCAGTAACTGAAAAATTAAATACTACAAATCAATTAGATAAGGGAGTTCCATTGTCATTAGCTGATGATGTTATTACATCTTTAGGTTACGCTGGTTTTGGAAATAATTTTAATAATCAAGATAATTTTATAGGTTTAACAGGTGAAGATAATGGTGTATACGTTCCTCCAACAGGTAGTGAATTAATTACTCAATATATTGCTATTAACAACGGTCAAATAGCTAATTACTGGAATCCTAATTATTCATTCTTAGATTATGTACAACAATTAGAAACATCAGGTTTCCCATACCCTATTGATAAGGTAAGTAAAGAAATATATAAACGTCTTTATCATAATATGGCTTATCTTGTTAAGAAAAAAGGAACAATTGCAGGATTAAGACAATTAATTAATATTTGGGGGATACCAAGTACAATATTAAGAATAAATGAATTTGGTGGTAAGGACAAAGATCAAACAGATGACTATGATCTATGGTATAATAGATATAGTTATGCATTTAAACCCGTAGCAGATTCTTATAATGCGAGTTCATCTATAGTAGTACCTTGGTTACCATTAAATAGAAATCATATTGCAGAATCTGGTTCATTTATTGTACCTGATGGAGTTGGGTTTAGATTTAAAACAACAGGACACCCTTCATCATCTTTTGATGGAAATTATTATAGCCAGTCATTAATAGCTAAAAAATCTAATGGAGCTGCAGATAATGAATTTGACTGGACAGTAAATTTATTTTGGACAGGATCAGAATCAGGATCATATTCCGGATCTGGTAACAGTGATTTTTATCAATATGGTGTAATGAATTTAATTATGTCTGGTTCTGCTTTAGATGGTGGGCTCGCAAAATCAGAGGATATTTATTTACCTTTCTTTGATGAAGGTTGGTGGTCAGTATTAGTACAAAGAGATAAACACCCAAATGCAGTAGGTTTAAGTTCAGAATTTAATTCCTTACTAGCCACTTTAAATTCAGGAGTAGGTGCAAATTCAAACCCAACAGATTGTACAGCTGGTACTTATAATAATGTTCCTTTAACTGGTGGTACTGGAACAGGAGCATTTGCTACTATAGTTTGTGCTCAATCAGGTTCGGGTACTCCAGACCCAGTTTCTATTACAGAAATAACATTAACAAAAACAGGAACGGGATATGCACTAAATGATCAATTAAATATAGCAGCTGGTGCTTTAGGATCACAAACATTAGCACCTACAATTGCAGTAGGTTCAATTACCATACCTGCTGGAACATACACTACAGCGGGATTTCCAGGTCCAAATGGTGGAGGTAATTACCCATCAGTTCCATTAAATACAGTAACAGGTACAGGTACAGGAGGAGATGTTAACGTAGTAACAAATGATCAAGGTGGAATTACTAGTATTACAGTAGATACAGCAGGATCAGGTTATGCAACTGGCAATCAAGTAAGAATAACAGCAGGTGCTTTAGGAGGGGGAACAGTAATTGGTCCTTTAGAAACCCCATTATCATACGCAGGTGCAGGTTCATTATTCCCAGTAGGAACTTACACTTATGAAGATACATCAGGTGGTACTTTAACTCAAACAGCAGGTACAGATGGAGATAACTTACAAATTCAATTTACAGTTAGTGTACCAAATACACTACCAGCTGAAGTTACAGTACTCCAACCAGGGTTTAATTATGCTGGAAATTGTACATTTCAAATTGCACAAAATGCAGTAGTAGGAAACTCAGCAGTAAATGTATCTGTTCCGTCAACAGCAATATCAGCTAATTCAGAAGAAATAACTATAACATTACAAGCAAGTGATATTAATGCTACTTCTGACGCAGCTGCAATAGTATTAACAGCAGCTGATTTAGCTAATGGAGATAATGGTCAACCAACTACTTATACTTTATTTGCTAAAAATAAATTATATGATGGTAATGATGGTAATAGTATAGGATTTGAAGGGTCAGCTAGTATAAATACTGGTGTAGAAGGAACAGGAGGAATTTATGGGTCTGGTTTATATGGATCAGCAGTATATGGTACTTATATTTCTTCATCAATTAATAAAGCATGGAATACATTTGGAGGTATAAATGAACCAGATGGGGTTCACATAGGAGGAGCATTAACTGGAGTTGAAATAGCAAGTATAGGAACTAATAATTTCCTAGCACAAGAACCAGGAAAAATATTTTCTGGGTCATTCCAAGAATTTAGATATTATTCACATGATATAAGTGAATCTGTATTTAATGATTTTGTAATGAACCCAGAATCAATTGAAGGTAATTTTATAACAGGGTCAGAATCATCATTTGATATAGTTAACTTTAGAGCACCATTAGGTAATGAATTAGAAAATTTCTTTACAGCATCACAAGGTGTAACATCATCAGATGTAACTACATTTTTAACATCTTCACACCCAGCAGTTACAGCTTCAGCACCTGAATTTATAACAGCTTCATTTATTGATACGGCTTTAGATACCTACGATAGATATAGTTGGATACAATATCAAAACCCTACAGTAAGAACTTTTAGTGAAACCAACACAGAAACATACTTCTTAGACCAACCTGCAATAGGAATTAGAAATAGAATTTCTAGTAAAATACAAGCTACAAGTAATTTAAATTTTGGTAATGTATTATCAAACCAAGTAAGTATACAAAAAGATCCATTTATAAGTCAAAGTTATACTGAAAATATTAATACATTAGAAGTAGCATTCTCACCTACTTCAGAAATTGATGATGATATAATTCAATCATTAGGTTTTGGTGCTATACAAGAAGTAATAGCAGATCCTAGATTTAGATCATCCTCAGATGATGTCTATCCAGGTTTAAGAAAAATTGCAGATGATTACTTTAAAAAATATATAGGTAGTGATCCTTATGCATATATAAGATTAATAAAATATTTTGATGATTCATTATTTAGAGCTATTAAGAACTATGTACCTGCTCGTACAAGTGTGTCTACAGGTATTGTAATAAAACAAAATTTACTAGAACGTAACAGGTACCGAGAGCCACAAATGGACATAGTGACTACACAGTCCTACGCTACGACTAACGTTCCTTTAACATATAAAAACTTAATGCTATCAGGATCAATTTACTCACAATCTGTAATAGTTGATTTTGATGGTGGTGCCGGTGGTCCTTATAACCAATATAATACTTTAGAAACAGGATCTGTACTATTTCAACTTGATGGTCCAGCTGTTAATGTAACATTTGGAGCAGGAGTACGAACAAACTTATTATATAGAGCAGGTTCTTTTTTCCTATTAGATGCAGCTAATACAAATGTTCATGTTGATTTGTTTGGTAATGCTAATACCTCTGATGTAGATGATGGTCCATTCTTTACAGTTGAAAAATCACTAAGAACTCCATTATATTGGAACCCAAAATTTGCAAGTAACCCAACAACTGATTTTACAGTTGAAATATATTCAGATAAGAGAGGTTTAATCTATACAGCTGCAGATAGAATTTCATCAGCTAATCCTCCGGGACAATTATTATTTACAGATAGGTTCCGAACTCAAATTGTATATGCAGAAATGCACCCAGGCGAAAGATTAAGATTATTTGTTACATTTGGTGGTGCAGCAGAAATAGAAAATGATGGAGGTCAAGCAGTAGTATCATTTGGTAATAGTGCAGATATATTTAATTTATATGATGGGACTCCATTAGTTAATTCTGCATCAATTAATTTACCAATGTCACAACAAGGATTTTTTGCAAATCAAGTAACGACATTAGGAACAATTACATCATCATTTATTGACAATCAAGAACAATTTTATACGGGAGAATTAAGTGGTAGTAATTTTAATACATTTGCATATTCATCATCATATGTAAGTCCTTACAACCCATATGCTAGAGTTCCTAAAAACTCAACATCATCAGCTGCATTCCAGGAAGATCTACCTATTGTTAATTTTTCAACATTTGCTTCACAAAGTAAAACTGGTGGTACAGGTAATGCATTTTCAAGTTTTACATCTAATGGTGTAACAATAGATACAAAATCAGGAACAATAACTGGTGCAAGAATGGAATTTGCAGCTAGTCAATCTCTAATCCCATTACAAAATTATTTAGTTACGTTTGATATGAATTGTACTGTAAATGATTTTGGTAATCCTGTAGGGTTATCTTCATTTGGTATACAAGATGGGGTTAATGTAAGAAATGGTGCTGGGTTTGGAAACGCAACAGGTCAGGCAAATGCATTTTCAGTAACATCTGTAGGTTCTGGGTATGTTGCTGGAACTTATCCTACCACACCAATAACAGGTATAGGAACGGGGTTAACATTAAATGTTGTAGTTTCTCTTGGACAAATATCAGGTTTTTCAACAATAGCAACAAATGGAACAGGATATCAACAAGGAGATGTATTAAGAGTATTAGGAAATGATGGATCTTCAGGTGGAGAAATTACTTTAACTAATGCTGGTAATATTTCTTTATCATCAACAGGTAACTTTGTAGTATCTCATTCATTTATGGCATTCCCTACTCCAGATGCCCCATTAGATTATCAATCATTATCACTTCAAGCTGGAATTGGCATTGAAGCAACTTTAACTAATTTTAAAGTTGAGGGTGTTGGTGGTGAATTTGATAAACAAGTAGCTCCAATATTTTTTAATCCATTACAACAGGATCAATTTCAAATATTAAACACACAAAGTATACTATTTAATAATTCAGATTACAATCCACTGAATAATTTTATAATGCCCCAAAGATCAAGTAGTTTTAGATATGCTTTAACTTATGATCAATCACAAGACCAACCAACTGAATTTGATACAGTAGTAACATGGTCATATGATAATACAAGCCCATCAGCTAGTAGACCTAACCCAGCAATTTTAGAAGATAGTAATTATACACAACAGGCATATACTTTACCTAGATATAGAGGTAGTAAATTAAAAAGTTTAGATTATAATTTCTTTACACCTTCAGGAACAGTAGGACCTATTCAAGCTCAACCAACGGCTCCTTATAATATAGGATATGGTTATTCTTCAAGTGTAGCTGAAGAATTCCTTGATGGTGCAACTGGTAGTTACACTGGTGATTTATCTTATGGACAAACCTCATGTATTAATAAAAACCCACAATACATAGCTCATTTCCAAACTTCATTTTCACCAACTGATTTTTATCAATCAATGCAATTTAATATTGATCAATTAATTGAAATCCCAATGGAGTCAATTGCAGGAGAAGAAATAACTCCTAATTCAATTGAAGTTAGAGGTGATAATGAAAATAAAAAATTCGTAGCAAGTATATTTGAACCAAATAGACAATTACAAATGACATTTGATGAAATAACATTTAATGGCATTCAATATGGAGCTTTAGGAGCAGGTCCCTTTAAAATATTAAATTCAGCTACTGTATTTAAAACAATAAATTCTAATGCTAGAAACTTTGCAAGTGAATCTCTTCAATATCAATATCAATTAGCTGGAGATCCAGTTTCATCATCATTTGCTGCAGGAGTACAATTTGATACCCCAGGAACTATTCAAATGGTAACAGCTAGTAATATTACAGAGGTAGGAGGAACACCAGTACAAAGTAATGGATTCTTATTAAGTGGTAGTAACACATTCCAAGAACAAACAGGTGCTGTAACTTCTGTTTCTATAAAAGCAGCAGGTAATGGTGGATCTACAGGAGTAAAAAATACTACAGGTGGTCAAGGAAGTGGATTAAGAATAAATGTTTTAACTCTTACTGGTGGTGATGGAATGGCTACTATATCATTAGATGCTGGAGGATCTGGTTATGCTGTTGGAGATGTATGTGATGTAACAGGTGTTACTAGTGGACAAGTTGAAGTAGAAAGCATAGCAAATGCAGGAAATCAGTTTTTACCATTTGCTACTTCATCAGCAGGTGAAGTAGAAATTCCTAGTGAGTATAGATTAGAAATGGCAGGCCCACAATTAGCATTATATCATACTTATAATAAATTAGTAGAAAGTGGATCTACAAGACAAGATCCTACATGTTTAATAAATCCTATATCACAATCAACAGTGTGGATTAAAAGTGGATTAGACCCAAGAGATAAAGATAATTATTATTCATGGTATCCATCAGGTTCTAATTGTTTAAATTATCAAGATTATCAAGAACCATTCTTAATAAATAGGGGTGATGTAATAAGAGCAGAAGGATTAAGAGAAGTATTTATTGCAAATGGCGAACCATCCCAATCACTAAAATTTAGTAAAGATTTTACAGTAGAAGAAGTACAAAACTTTAGAAATTCAGCCTCAGCAACTACTGTAACTGGGGGAGCATTTATAAATAATTCTGCTGGAGTAATAGATATTTTCCGTACTACTGCAAATGCAACTAGTGTAACATTCCCATTTAATGCAACAAACCCAAATAATGATGCATTTCAAACAAGTGGAGCAGGTGTAAGTGGATCAGTAACACTAACATCAACAGCAACTAGTAAATTCTTTGTTTCTATTGATAGTGCATTTTTAACAACAGGTACATCAACAGGTTATGCAATTGGAGATACAATTACAATAACAGATGCAACTTTAGATGCCTCAGCATTTGGAAGTACTACTGGTGCAGTAACACTTACACTATCATCTGCTAATGTTCAAGGAGGAGGAGCTTTTGGAGCTACAGGATTTACACTAAAAGTAGATGATCAATGTTGGAATGGTGGTACAGAAAGATATAGACAACAAACACAGGGAGCAATTGAAACTGTTACACCTACATTCTTAAAGGTAACACCTGATCCATTAGTAGCATTAAATGGATTAGCAGGAGGGGCTATTACTAAATTTACAGTAAGAAGAGAAGTAGAACAAGATAATAGAGTAATGATTAGAAATATAACAGCACCTACAGGATCAAGAGGAGTTGAAACTCAATCTGGTGGTGGGTACATTATACCTAATGACTTAACATTACAACAAAAAGAAAATGCACTTAATATTATAAACCAATTAAGAGCTAAAAACGCATTCCCAAGTAGTGATAATACTTCATCATAAGATGTAGAATATTTACTATAGCTTGGAATGGAAATTAAAAAATTATATATTTATAAATAAAATAACACAGTAATGGGATATTTAAATAATCAGATCATAACGGTTGATGCAATATTAACTAAAAAAGGGAGAGAATTACTTGCAAAAGGTGATGGATCCTTTAACATAACACAGTTTGCTTTATCTGATGATGAAGTAGATTATACACTATACAACCCAAACCATCCTTCAGGATCGGCTTTTTATGGGGAAGCAATTGAAAACATGCCTTTATTAGAAGCATTTCCAGATGAAGCACAAATGATGAAGTATAAACTAGTTACTTTACCAAGACAAACTGCTAAAATGCCTATATTAGCTGGATCAGGAATTGGACCATTACTAAAAATTCCACAATTATCATCTGAAACAATTACCCCAGAAACCTTAAATTATTTAAATGGTACAAAATTTGAACCATCAGGATATTCATTTACAATTTCAGATGTAAGAGTTACTTCACAATTCTTTGGTAGTGGAGTTGCTACAGCAGCTGCAAGAGCATTAGCCACACAAAATGCAAACCAAACAATAACAAATGGTACTTCAACATCACAAACTGTTATAGGTACTAGTTGTACTATTGTAGCTACAGGAGTTAATACATTATTTGGATCTAATAATATTTTATATGCTACCTTGGTAGTAGTAGGATTAGATTCAGGGGCAAGAGCGTCAGTTCCAATTCAAGTAACTAAAACAACAACTACATCTTAAAAATATAAACTATGGCAGACGAAATAACATCAAGAACAACTTCAATAGCTAGTTTAAGAGGAGCTTTTATTCCACTAGATGCCACAGATAAAGTAATAAGTACTGATTCTGTAACTGCAGCAATGTGGAGTGATAATACCCCAACATTACAAGTATTTCAAACAAGCTCAGCTCAAGTAACTAGTGCTGTTAAGGAATATTATACTGAAGTATATCAAACGGCTTCAACAGGTGTAACAGCAGCAATTCAATTTGATATAGCTTATAATGATATAAAAGGTAGTGGTAGTACACCATTAAATCCATTAGTAGTAGGAACTACTCCTTCAAGAATAAATTATGGTTCATATAGAAATTTAGTATTAGGTGATGAAAATGCTTCATTTATATTTGGAAATCAATCATCATCATATTTTTATTGCTTACCAATTGAAAGAGCAAGATATAAGCAGTCTATACTACCAGGAACTTGGACAATGAACATATCAACATCCGCTGCTGAATTAGTATTAACAGATGATAGTAAAGTAAATACAGTAGCACAATTCTCAGATGCAGGAAGATATTATAATATTATATCAGGTTCGGCAGGTGTTATAACACCAGGTGGTGCTACAACAGCTATGGATGCTAATGGTTGGACAATCAATTCAGGATCATATGGCTGGATCTTACCAGACGTAGATTTATTAATTTTAAGTGGAGAAGCTTTAGATGGAGCAGCTGCAGATGGAGGTATAGCTCTAGGTACAGGTAGATCAAATGGATCTTGGGATGATAATTCAGCAAAAATAGTAAATGCTTTAGGTGTAGCAGGTAAATTTGGAACAGCTACAAAAGGATTTACACTAAATTCAAAAGAAGATTTATCATCTGATTTTATTTTCTGTAGAGCAAAATCACAAGAATATAATTATTCATCTAATCCATCATTTATATCAAGCTCAACTGGAGCAATATTATTCGATTCATTCATAGATAACCCAACAACTTTTATTACATCAGTAGGACTTTATAATGAGGCACAAGAATTATTAGCAGTAGCTAAATTATCTAGACCATTACAAAAAGATTTTACTAAAGAACTACTAGTAAGAGTTAAACTTGATTTCTAGGATGGATGGCAGTATTCAAACAATTTAATACGAATGAGGTAGTAATAACTCCTTTCTCAGCTAATAAATTATTTCATTTTAGCAGTAGTCAAGTTTCTGCATCAGATGTAGGGATTGAATATTATCAAGGTTTACAAGGTCCCTATACCTCAGGGTCAAATCCAACAGGGTTTACTAGTGTATTAGATAAAGTATTAGTATTTAATAGTGCTAAACAATTATATTACTCTAATTTTTTAACGGCATCTACAGGTGATCAACTTCCTACCCAAAGTTTAATACCAGGGGCATCTACAGAATTTAATAGAGATGTAGGTATAACTACAGGTCCTAGATTTGATAACTTTTTACAATCATCAGTTACACAATCGAGATTTTTTGCACAATTCTCAGCATCAACAGCTGTAAATGGTCCCTCAGTTATTTCAATACCATCTAAATTATTTGGTGAAAAAATACCTTGTGAACAATTTCAATTTGAGTATACATCATCTGATTTCACTCATAGTTTAGTTAAAGATGATGGTGAAGGGAATTTACTAGCACAGCAAACAGATGCAGCAGGAGGATTTAGTGTAACACATAGTGTGGGTCAAATATTTTATTCTCAGGGAATAGCAGTATTAACAGGAGGACCAGATGACCCTGGTCAATTAAGATTATTAGGATCACAAGTAGGTACTGATGGTAGTATGACATCTCAAATAAATTCATCATCAGTACAATTTTCCTCATCAATAACAATAAGAGAAAATCAATATAAATGTGTAATTAGAGATAATGAGTTTTCATTTACTACAAACCCATCAGCACTTAGACCTTCAGGTGAAGTATCATTAGCTGAAAATGCATTATTATCCTCTACAGATATAACAAATGTATCACCAGTACAAGGTACTTATACAAATATTGGTAATGGAGCAGGAGCTTCAGTAATAACAACAGTAACAGGGCAAGGGTCAGGATTAATATTAACCGTAGTAATAGGTGCTGATAATAAAATATCTACCATAACAGCTACAAGTCCAGGTAGAGGGTTTAATTATGGAGATGTAGTAACATTTCCGGGTTCATTAATAGGGGGTAACAACACAGTAACAATTACATTTGCAGTAGGAGATTTAATGGCTACTACATTTGAAGAAAATCCAAATGAAGTATATTATGATTTTGTTACTGGATCTATTTTTAGTCCTTATGTAACTCAAATAGGGTTATATAATGAAGCATATCAATTGGTTGCCGTAGGTAAATTATCAAGGCCTATACCAATATCCCTTCAAACGGATACTACTTTTGTAGTGAATTTTGATACATAAAATATGAAACATATGCCAACAACCGCTACCTGGACTTACCAGGGAAGGGTTATAACATCAATAAAGGATATGCCAGAA